GTGTGGGCATTCACCACCGCAGCCAACATGTTGTACTGCACGCCGCGCCTGATCATCGCTCCTGGCTATACCAGCCAAATGGCCAACAGCTTGAACACGCTGTTCGTCAACACAGTTGGCATTGGCTATGTGCCGAATGGAAACTATCAGATCCAATTTGCGCCAGGCGCCGGTGAACTCAATGGAGCCACGCTGGTTCTTCCCACTGCGCATGCGGTCGCTGAAGCTGACGGCTCAATCCACGAACGAGACATCTTTATCGATGCATGGGGCGCTTGGTTTACGTCAGCCCCGACTGCGACCATCGTGCCGCCCGACGGGCCGCCGGTCCTCGCGCAACATGCTTCGGGCAGCATGATCTTCAACCAGAACCCTGGCATCGGATCGACCATCTTGCTCGGCGGAACGACAGTGACGTTTGTTTCCGGTTCGCCGACCGGCAATCAGGTGCAGATCGGTGGCAATCTGTCAGTCACGCTGACCAATTTGCTGACGATGCTCAATGCCAGCAATGACACCAATATCAAGCTGTGCCAGCCGTATACGACGAGCACCAACCAGCTGCTGATCATTGCGACGGCCGCGGGAGCTGCGGGCAATGGCTTTACGTTGGGCGGGACGGTCACCGGGCTATCGATCTCTGGGCCGACTCTGACGGGCGGTCAAAATGCAATGGTCTCGACTCAGTGCACACTGACGTCCACCGTGGCGCTCGGCGCCAACCCGGTCTGCGCCTCTCTGGGCGGCGGTGTGCTCGACAATCTGATCGGCATGGCCATCGTCGAGAGCGCCGGCACTAGTCAGATCGCCGATGAGAATTGGCGGACGACCATGAACAATCAACGGGTCATCGCCGTCAGTGGTGGTGTGAAGATCCAGGACCCAGTGTCAGGCAACATCATCGTGATGCCACGGGCAGGTCGTGAGGCCGGGCTCGCTGTGGCGCGCGACTTTGCCACTGGCGCACCATTCCACTCCTGGGCCAATCAACCCATCCAAGGCATCGTCGGACCCGCTCGCACGGTCGAGTTCTCACTGACTGATCCGGCCTGCGAGGGCCAGCAGCTGCTTGCCGCTAATATCGGCATCATTGCCCGCGGATTGATTGGTGTTGAAACGGCGATCAGTTCGGGTGGGTTCGTCTCGATCACGCTTGACAACACAGGGGATGACCCGCTGTGGATCATGATAAATGTCAAAAGAGGTAGAGATTTCATACACTTAAGTCTCATGCCGGTTTTACGGACCTACCTTGGGCGCTCCAACATTGATCGGCAGACGATCACAAACGTTATCACCACGATCAACGCCTTCCTGTTCAATCTCAAGGCGCGCCAGCAAATCATCGACGGCAAAGCATCCTTCAACGGCAGCTTCAACACGGCCGACCAGATCCGGCTCGGGCATCTGACGGTCGGGTTCGCCGCCGAAGAAGCACCGGTGCTGAAGCTGATCACCACCATGAGTGCTCGATACAAACCAGCAATCGATGCGATGGTCTCCCAATTGGAACAACAACTCAACATATCCGCGTAATTTTTCACGGCACAACCGGCAATACGTGAGGAACGTAGGTCATGAAAAAGGACATGGCCTACGTTTACGCAATCAAAGTTGATGGTGTTGTTCGTTACATCGGCAAGGGTAGAGGACGACGCGTATACGATCACGTTTCAAAGGCTCGTGGCATAGCGTTGCGCCGTATTGTAGGTGAAACGGTACAAACGACTTTGTTCTATAAGAAATTATCACATGCATTGTTAAATGGTCGTCAAATCGAAGAAGTAATTTTAGTTGGGGGGTTGTCTGATGAAGAGGCATTCAATTACGAAATTCGTACAATTAGTTCACATACAAATCTCTGGAATCTAGAACCTGGAGGTCAGGGACGAACGTCGGAAAGTGTTAAATTGCAATGGACCAATCCAGAAGTCCGCGCTCGAATATCTCGGCCTAACGAGATCGTGGACGGCGATTATTGGCCTGCTCTTTTCGTGTAGCCCACCGGCAGTTACTTGGCTTGTAGTCACCGTTGTCGTTGATGCGTTCGAGCGTCAGTCCTGGCGGGCGCGGTCCCATGTCCGCCAGGAAGGTTTCAAAACTGTGTAGCCAACGTTTGCAGACCTTAATCCCGCGTCCGCCGTAGTAGGAATAGTGTTGGTGTTTGGTGAAATAACAGCGGGCTTTCATGGAAAGCCAAGATACGTATTCAGGCGAGCGCTCTTGCCAGCGGCCTTGGCCGTGAGTGCGATGACTATCCGCAACAGCCTCGGGGACCAGACATCCGCATGATCGGCTTTTGCCTCTGCGGAGATCCGAGCCGTTGACAAGAGCTTCAGCGCCGCAAGAACAGCGGCACCACCAGCGAGCAATTCTGGTCGCCGAAGAAGGCCCCTGTTCGAGAACCTTCCAGCGCCCGAAGCGGCGTCCAATCATTCCTTGGCGTGCGTTTGTGTCGTTCAGCATGCAGCCGCAGGAGCGGTTTTTGCGCCCTGTGAGGTTATTCCCCCTCGCCACGATGGTGCCGCCGCAGTCGCAACGGCACAGCCAATACGGCCGTTCGAAGGCGCCCTCGGCGCGCTGAACCACCGTTAAGCGACCAAATCTCAACCCCGTCAAGTCCCGCATCAAAAATCTCCCTGCTTTTTCAATGGCTTAGAAACTGGCCATGGAAAAAGCATAGCAGAATCAGTGCCTTAACGCAAGGAGAAATGACAAATGGCCAATCCCGTCTGGACCCTCGAAGACGCTAACATGTTCTGTGGTGTCGGCCCCACCGACAACACGGCCAGCAACCACCTGGTGCTGACCGAAGTGAAGTTGCCCGGCCTCGACATGCAGTATGTCGATCATCGTGGTGGTGGCGCGCCGGTCGCCATCGAAGTCAGCACGGTGATTGCCCGGCTTGAATGCACGTTCGTGTGCGTCGGCTTCCAACCGCAGATCTATCAATTGATCGGCAGTTGGACCAGCAGCATGAACTGGTTCTGGATCTACGGTGTGATCCGCGATCAGGGGACCGGCGAGGCGGCGCAGGTCGCGGCGGCACTTCAGGGTCAGCTTGGCCGTGCCGACCCGCAGAACTATCGGCGCGGCGATCTGATGCATACGAACTACGCCATTCGGGCCATCCAGCACTATGAACTGAACATTGCTGGGGCAAACATCTATCTCTGGGACTACCAGACAAACACGAGGATCATTGGCAATATCGATCAGAACCAGGTCATCAACAGCTTCCTCAATACTGCGGCGGTTACGGCGGCCCCGGCGATCACGACCGTGTTCCCGTTCCAGCCTGGGCAATAAGCTAAATGTCGACAGCCGCTTGGGCGATGCGCCGCGACGGGACGTTCGTCGTCGAGCTTTACACCCCGCTCAAATACCAAGGTCGCGAGGTGGATCACATCATCATCCAAGCGCCGCGCTACGAGCACACCATTCGCTGGAACCGTGGCGACATTCCGTCTGGCTTTGCCTTGCTGGCAGAACTCTCCGGCTTGCCGGAGCGGTTACTGCGGCAGGTGGTCAGCCCCGATATCGAACGCATCACCGTCGCATTGTTCTCGCAGGCGAAGTTTGCGCAGGCGGATGTGTTTGAGGGTAGGCGTCCGCTCGCCACGCCGGATGAACAGTTGCCAGAACCAGAACCTGAAACCCGAATAGCGGATCAGATTGATCCGCGATTCCCACATGTGGAGGGACCGATAAAGCGATTCCCGACGCCGCCAGTCACGCATGTTCCCGGCGCGCAAGCCCCAGCCCCCCAAGCACCAGTCCCGTCGGATGACAATCTCGATCTCGGCCTCGCTGGACCAGAGGCCATGAAGGCGGTGAGGTAATGGACGAGATCGTCGCTAGCGCGCAAGTTGTTTTGGAAGGTGTCGACAAACTCTCCGGCACGCTGCAGCAGGCTTCGTCGAGCGTGCAAGCATTCGCCAAGCAGGCCGGCGTCTCGGTCGAAGAAGCGTCCCGGCGGATGGCGAAGGGGCAGGCCGACATCATTCGCATCAATCAGCAGGCAACAAGATCGGCGCAGGAGTTCGGCGAGAAAACCGAGCGCGCGGGTAAGCAGGCCGCCGGGGGCTTCAACCTCGCGGCCAATGCCGCCAACCAGTTACAGCGACAAGTTGTCGGTGCGTTTTCGGTGGTCGCGATCGAGGAGTTTATACGCCGCTCTTACATTGCCTCTGTTGATTTTGAGACCAATATGCGCCGCATCCAATTGGCCACTGATGCTTCGAGCGGGGAAATCGAGGGGCTAAAAAACCAATTCCAGGATCTATCGAAAGAGACTGGCCGCTCGCTTGGGGAGTTGGCTACAGGCTTCCGCGACTTTATGAGCCGCTCGGGGTTGGAGGAAGGGCAGGCCTCGAAGGCGTTCAGGATGATCGCTGACGCGGCCGATACAGCGGGGGTGCAAATCCGCGACATGTCGCGATTGACCGGCACCGCGATGGCCGATCTGAAATTGAAGATGGAGGATATGCCGCACATAACGGCGGAATTTGCCAAGACGTTGGCTGGGCTTGGCCCTGGCGCTGCTGCCGGCCTTGGAAAGATTATTGATCAAATGACTCTGTTGCACGCGCAGGGTCCTAAGGCTGCTGAGACGGCACAGGTAATGCTGAAATCGGCAACGCAGGCGACCGGCACATTGGAGAAGGGTCTCAGCTCAGTCGATGCAATGATGAAGGCGTTGGGCGATCCTAATAGTCCAATGGCTTTACTAGGCCGAAATCTGGTTCGAGGTCTACAAGATGGCACAAAGGGTGCAGTCGACGTTTATCAATTTTTCGTTGATCAATATGGTACGTTTTCCCGTCAAGCAGGCGATAACATTCAACTTTTGAAGGCACAACTTCAGGGCTTTGGCCTGGGTAACGAGGCCCTGCAATTGGACCTGAAGAAAAAATTTGAAGACACAGAGGGTGCATGGCGCAAGCAACTCGAAGCCATTCAGAAAGCAACTACAGCGGTGAGCGCGGCTGATAGGCAGCACGCTGAGTTCACCAAGGGTGGACTGGCCGCATTGGAAAAACTGAATGGTGAATGGGGGATTCTCCTTGCGAATGTCGGCGCACTGTTAGAAAAGTTGGGTGCCTCGACGGCGTTACAAAAATTGGCGGGCGAGGTCGAGAATATTGCTAGTGCGCTCGACAAACTCAGCAACATGGAGATTAAGGGTGCGCTGAAGTTGTTGCTCGGCCCGTCACCCGAGGTCAAAGACGAGCAGGGCAATGTTGTTCCCGATGCGACGGCTCGCGCATCGCAGGCTCTAGGCGCTGGGAAACTGCATGACTTCCTCAAATCGCGCGGTCTGGCCTATCAAACCGGCGGCATCGCCGGACAGCACGGTCCCGAAGTGGCGCTGCTGGGCGAGGCCGGCCCCGAGGCCGTGGTGCCGCTGCAAGGCCCGTCGGGATCTATGGGTGGCGGCGAGGGCGCACCGGCCCAGCGCGAAGCTGCTGAGATGTGGGGCCGCCTGCACGGCGAGGCCATGGCCACGCACAAGCATGTCGATCTCAAGGGGCAGCTGAGCGATGAGGAGTTGAGCAAGCTGCTTGGGGGCGGCGGTGGTGGAGGTGGTGGTGGGGGTGGAGGTGGTGGCGGAGATACGGGCTGGGGACCGGGCAGCGGCCACGGCGCAGGCACCAGCCCCGGCGGTTCTGGGGCTGGCGGTCAATCAACAACTGGCGGCACTGGTACGCCTCCCCCTCTGGCGCGCGGCGCCAGTGGTGTGCCGCTCGGCGGGCTGCATGGCGGCCAGCCATTTGGTCTCAACGTCGATCCGCAGCGGTTCAGCGCACTCACCGGGTTGCCGCCCTCATTCGCTCAGTACACGCCGCAGTCGGGCGCCAGCATGGATGCGCTCCTGCGCGGTGGTGGGCTCGGTGGCGAGCATCTCGGCGGCAAGACCGGCGCGGATTGGCCGAGTGTTGCGGCCGCGGGCGGAGGGGCTGGAGCCGTAGATCGAACCAAGTTTGCACAGCAACTCGCAAACAATCCGCAGATGCGCGAACGCATCATGCAGATTGCCTGGAATGAGCAAGGCGGCCATCCCGAAGGTATGCGTGGGGTGATGGAAACTCTGTTCAACCGCGCCGATATGGAAGGCCGGTCGTTATCTGAAAAACGGATCACGGGCTGGACGGGGGAAGGCGGCTACTACGCCCAAGGCAATATGGGCCGCGGCATGAACCGGGCGGCAACAGAGGCCGCGCTCAAGGATGTGTTGGCTGGCAGCAACGTGTCCGTCTACGCCACCGAGAACTCATCGGAGGGCAGAACCCACTATGCCAGTCGGCAAATCGCTTCAGGGGCGTTTACTGCTGGTACCGGCGGGCCTGGCCGCAGCGGGATTATCAACGGCGAGTATCTACAAACTCCAGGAACAGCCGGCGGTGCTCGCAGCACACCGGCAATATGGCGAGCGTGGGTCGAGCGACAGAAAGCGCAAGCGGGCACCGCGCCCACGACGGCAGGTCCTGTCACCACATCACCAATCACCAGCGGCATGCCGGCCGGCACCTGGGAGGGCGGATTGCCGCCGCCGGGGGCTGCGGCTGCAGGCGCATTGCCCGCGCATATTCATCAAGTTGCAGCGCAACTGGCAGCGACCGGTAATATCGCGGCAGTCAAAAAATTTATGGCAGATAACGGTTATCGCAACGCTGGCGAGGCTTGGTGCGGGGAGTTCGCGGCAGCCGTTGTTACGAATGCAGGAGGCAAACCTCCAGCAAGCCCGGCGGTCGCGACGAACTGGCGCAACTGGGGCGTGGCCAGCGATGTGCCGGTTGAAGGTGGCGTTGCAGTGCGCCGGGGGACTCCGACAGGCCAGACGGGCTCGCACGTTACAACAACAACGGGGCAATACAACCCGAAGACTGGAACGTTTGAGTCGATCGGCGGCAATCAAGGCGCGTTCCAACGAGACATGCCCACGCGTCAGTACGAGTTCCGCGCTCCACCACCGCCCCCACCCGGCGAGACGCAGGTCGCCGGTCCAGGTGCGGGGACGGAAACGACCACGCCGCGTGGGCTCACCGCATGGCCGAGCGGTCGCGAGAGTGGCGATCTCTCCGGAGGCGCAGCAGCCGCGGCGCAGATTGGTGCGCGTGGTGGAGGAGTTCCAGGCGCTGGAGCCGCGCCATTACATCGGATGGCGGTGCATCGCCCTGAGCAAATCACCGGCCGTAGTCCCGAGGTACGGCGCGGCGAGGAGGCCGGTCTGCAGACGCGGCTGCACCAGGCCGATCTCGACGAGCATGCGGCGACCATCAAGCAACACCATGCGGCCCTACAGGATCACCTGGAGAAGAACCCGATCAAGGTGCCGATCGAGGGGCCGCATCTGAACGCCCACCGCCAGGCCTTCAGCCGCTCCGTGTCGTGGGCGCGCAAGCGAACTGAGGCGCGCCGTACCGCGCACGAAGCCCTGGTCGATAGCAACTAGGTGACGTCATGGCCCAGCCGCCGCCGACCAACAAGTTAAGCGTTAACGATTACCTGGCGTTTCAGTCGGCTGGCCTGACCAGCCGCGTACCCTTCGCCAGCTGGGCGCAGAACTACCCCAGTCTATATGCGCCAACCACCGACAGCGGCATCAACAACGTTCTGTATCAGTGGGGCATGATCCAGTTCATTGTTGTTGGTTTAAACACGCACGAGTTGGATCACGACACGGAGACAGACTGGGCCCAGAAGGAGATTGTAAACGCAGCTATCTATAGAGAATGGACGGGGGAAAATGATGAGACCTTGTACGTGCGCGGGCGCGTATACCCATATCGCATCATGGGCATAACCCAACTGGAGGCGTTCGAGCTGCAGCGGCGTGCCGGTATCACCAATCAATTAATCCGCGGGGACGGTTTGGTGATGGGTTGGTTTGCCTGCCAGAAGCTGGTGCGCGGTCATACGTTCCTATCTGCTGAGGGCGTTGGTCAGCAGATCGCGTTTGAGACCGTGTTGGTTCGCATGCCGGTCCCCCCCGCCGATCAACGCATCACTGATCTCTGGGGCACCTTGGTCAATCCGCAGGGGCAGGGTTAAAATGGGCAAGAATGCCTTGCCTGAGAAGCGTTTACAACAGTCTAACAGTGCCCGGGCATGGCTGGGAGAAAAGGAGAGTGACGTCATGAGCGTCACGGGGTTTTGAATTGGTCCAGGTGACAACTGACTTTGTCAGTTGCGACCTTATAATATGGAAGCGCTATAAGCGCAAAGCGCCGGGCATGGTTGAGTTGATGCTTGATGCAAATCCACAGTTGGCATTCGTGCACCGGACCACGCCCTTCATTCCGCCCGGCACTTATCTGCGCGTGCCAATTGATCCTGGGATGATCCTGGGCCGCATTCAGCCGTTGCCAACAGACAGCTTGTGGACTGATCGGGCGGGGGGCACCCTATGAGCAACGGCACCGGCCTCCCCGCATTGCTCAATCAGAATGCGGGGCTGCAGCCGGGGCAAGTGCAGCAGCCGTTTGGCAATCCGTTGCTTGATGTCCGGCCGCCCAAGCCGCGGCTCATCAATAGCGCCAGCGGCGGGCTGAGTTTGGATGGTACCTGGCAAGGGAAGCAATTCACCACCGACATCTTTGCGCCGGACCCCAACAATCCGCCGTATAATCCCTTTATAGGCAATTCGCAGGCAGGGCGGGTGCGGGCGTTCTGTGTGATCATAGTCGGCGGCATCGATGTCACCAATAAAATTCTGCCCTTTCTGATTTCGGTGCGCATCATCCAACGGCCGCTACTGACCGCCGAGATTGAGATCGACGATCGCTACGGATGGTTGCCATTGCCGCCAGTCAGTGCGGCGGTCGAGATCCAGCTCGGTTGGATCAACGAGCCGGCGAGCGGGTTGTTGTTCTCCGGCAACGTTTGGGAGGTCGAGTACAGTGACGCGCGCCAGGGCGGACGGCACATGACCGTGCACGTCTTTGGCATCAACATCACCAACAAAATTAAAGAACCTGCCTCTGATAACCTCGGCGAGGGTGCGCCGCCGGGGGCAAATGAAGGTACGCCCCACGGGATGGATGAGTTCATCCAGCAGGGCGCCCAGATGGCTGGCGTGACGATCGACCATATGTCGCCGATGGCCAAGACCTTCGTTCGCGACCACTGGGACCGGCAGAACGAGAGCTTCATGCAGATGGTGACACGACTGTGCGACTCGCACGGGCTGTTCGCCTTCTGGCATGACGGCAACAAGCTGGCGATCATGGCGTTCACCGAGAGTCCAGTGGACATCCCCGTCATTGTCGGCCAGAACCTAATCTCGTTGCGCGTGCGGCCATACGTATCGCGCGGCGTGTTTAATGCCGACGAGCAGCATTACTACGACACGCTCTCTGGGCAATGGAAGCGGATTAAGGTCGGCAATAACTTCGACGCGCAGGTGGATGCGGTGACCGGAGCGATCGCCAACGCCTTGCACCCGTCGCCAGCTGCCAGCAGGATCGATGCGCAGGACGACGCTGCGGGTGGCGCTAACTTGGCCGGGACTGACACCGGGCACGGTCGCATCTGTATTAACGGCGAGCCGAGAGCGCGTTGGGCTTGTCATTGTTTGGTGAGTGGCGTGCGGCCTGGCGTTGATGGCGACTACATCGCGATCGACGCGGTTGAGCACATCTATTCGCGCCAAGGTTACATTACTTGGCTGGATGTGCGCACCAATCCATACGCTGGCGCCAACATCAACGTATTGCAAGGATACTTTGCCGAGAAGATCGCGCAGTTGCCGCCGATTGCCTTCGGGCTATCAAACACTGCGCCACCGTTAGTGCCGACGCCGCCGCTGGAGCTGCCGGGGCTGCTCGACCCGGGCATTAATCCATCGACGTCGGTCAACAGCATCACGAGTTTGCCGCCGGAAGCGCCGCCTCCGATTGAACTGGACCCGTTCGGGCCGGGCGGAGGGTTCCCGATCGCAGTCACCGGTGGGTTCCTGTAAGGGTTATTGAATGTGTCTAACCGCCGCCTCGCGCGCACATACACACTCCAGGCCGAGTTCGACGGCGAAGGCGTTCTAGTCGCCGATCCCTATCCGCTCTATCCGCGTGCCTTTTTGTGGTCCCATCTCGATGACGGCATTATGGAAGCCGTCACGACGAACTGGGGCAACGAAGGCATTTATATGGAAGGCGTGGGCCCGTCGTTGATCGGGCGCGCCAGTCCGGGCCTCGGCCCGCTGCAACAGATCCCCCTTGGTGGCGCGTTGCAGTTCGATGCCAATGGTAATCTCGCTTACGATCCGACTGACGTAGAAAATCAGATCGCGACGCTGACTAATCAGCTAACCACGCTGCAGCAGCAGTTTGCGACGCTGACCACGCAGCAGCAGCAGCAGTTCGCGACGTTGACCACGCTGCAGCAGCAGTTCGCAACGCTGACTAATCAGCTGACCACGCTGCAGCAGCAGTTCGCAACGTTGAATACCCAGGTGCAGCTTCTCTACGCGACGCTCAAGTCGAGCGCCCTTAACCCGTACGGCCAAGCCGGCCTTGCTGGGGCAGGGGCGCTGGCCGCGGCCTTGGTCACGCCGTACTCTCTGGCTCTACCGACCTTGTCTGGAAGCGGCAACCTGCAGGCGTTGATCGGGTTCCAATTGCCAATGGCTCCTCGATCATTCTCCGCTGTTGGCGGCGTCGCGGCCGATGTGTTTAATTTTCGCGGCATCCAGGCCACGATGATTGGTGCGGGCGCCGCTCACGTCGATCTGACCCAAGTGGCCAGCTCCGTCAAGCAGCTCGGGTCTCAGCTGTTTGCTGGCGCTGGTGGCGGCACATCAAGATTGGGCCTGAGGCTGGCGGCGCCGGCCACATTGGCAGGAGCTGGCAATCTCAGTATCAGCTTGCCCATAGCGCTGGGTGGATCAGCGAGCCTCGCTGGCGCGGGTACCTCTGCGGCTAGATTGATACAAACGCAACGGATCCTGCAGACCACTCTGGTTGGCGCAGGTGGCGTCAATGCCAATCCGTTCGTGCAGTCCTCGACTTGGGACCCGGTCAACACCACGAATGCGACACTCACCAATGGCAACAAGACCGCGACCGCTACGGCTAACTTCGCGGGTGCGCTCGGCACCAAGAGCCGGAACAGCGGCCAATTGTATTTTGAGGTCACGCTGAACGTACTATCAACCACCAGCCCCAACGCGGGTCTAAGCACCACTGGTTACAGCGTGGGGGGTGACCTTGGCGCCGGCACAGCTGCATTCGGCGTTATGATTAAGAGTGGCCAATATGCTGAGATGCTACTTGGCACGAACTATGGGGGCGGCCCGACAGCGCCCCGCGCGGGGGATGTCCTCGGCTTCGCCGTTGATCTCACCAACCAAAATGTCTGGGTGCACCTTAATGGAACTTGGTTCCATTCAACCGGCGGCACCGGGTCAGCTGATTTCCAGGCAGTATATAGCGCGGGTACATCGTTGTGGCCGACCTGCACATTGGACGTCACGGGCGGAACGGGACAGTGCACCATCAACACCGGGCCAACGTTTGCCTACACGCCACCGAGTGGCTTTTTGGCTTGGGGCTAAAACATCACCTTGGGGGTTAAATGCTTGAACGCAATATGAAGAGCGCGACCACGCGGGATGGGAACTTCGTGCACTACGCTGAGCGCGAGGTCGGTGCCAAAGCCTGGGCTTGCTTCTGTCGATTTGGCGGCGTCGGTGATAACCTCATCGCGGCCGCTGTCGCCAAGCCGCTCAAGGATCTCGGCTACATGGTCGAGTGCATCAGCCAAGAGCCGAACCACGAACTGTATCTCAACAACCCTCATATCGATAAGCTATCGGTTTACCAGCAAGAGGATTGGCCCAAAGACCAACTCGCCTGGTGCCAATGGTTTGCCAAGCGCAGCAAAGAATACGACCGCTTCGCCAATCTGAGCCACACCGTCGAGGTGCGGCATGCAGCGTTCCCGGCCATGTCGTCGTTTTGGTGGCCAGCGCATTATCGCCGCAAGTTTTTCGCTGGCAGTTATCTGGAAACGGCCTGCGATCTACTCGATGTTCCCTATACCTTTGATCGGCTGTTCTGGCCGACCGATGAAGAGATCGAGAACGCGCAACAGACGCGCAACAAGATCGGCACCGGTCCAATCATTGGCTGGTGCTGCAACGGCACGCGTATCGACAAGGTCTATCCACAAGCGCCACAGACCATTGGTCGACTGATCAAGGAGTTGGACGCGCAAGTCGTGCTGATCGGCAGGGGACCGGGCACGCCGGACTATGCACTGGCCGAGCAGACTTTCCAGATGGTCGAAGCGCAGAACGGCAGCAAAGCCGGACTGCAGCATGTGGGCGGCGACGGTTGGCCGCTGCGGCGGGTGTTGTCGTTCACGCAATCGCTGGATTTAATGATTGGACCAGATACTGGGCCAGCTTGGGCGGTCGCGCTCGAGCCCAGCCCGAAAATCGTGCTGCATTCGCATGCCTCGGTCCAGAACATTACCAAACACTGGCGCAATACGGTCAGCCTGCATGCCGACCCGCGCCGGGTCGATTGTTGGCCGTGCCATAGGCTGCACGACACTGCAGACACCTGCCGCTTGAACCAATGGAAGAACGGCGCTGCATGCATCTCCGATATCCCGGCTGATGCAGTCATCAGGGCGGCGGCGCAATTGCTGGAGAAGGGGAAGCCTCATGCTTGAATTCGACACGTTCGTCGTTCCGCTCGATGCGAATGTTCAACAGGCGCTGGAAGCCAAAGGACGCGAAGGCTGGATGCTGGTGCCCGGTACGACGCCGCGCGCGATTTATCAGATCTGCCGTCCGATCCAGACGCAGCAGCCACTCGCCGAAAGCAAGGGCTTTGGCGTTCTGCGCATTGACGAATCGCAGATCCATATTGTCGACAAAGACGGGAACAAGGTGGAGCGCCACTGACATGCACGGGACCCTGATCCGCGGGGTCGACGCGAACGGACTCAGCGTCGGACCGACCGTCGACCTGGACTACAATCCGCTGATCTTCAATCAGCAGAGTATCGACGCCGCCAAGAGTGTGATCTTGACGCCGACGCCCAGCATCACGGTCGCAGAACGCTGGACTCATGAAACCGAATTCATGGTGCAGTATTTCGATCAACTCAAGCTCACGCGCGACAGCTGGGTGTTGGACTACGGCTGTGGCGTTGGGCGTCTCGCCAAAGTGATGATCGAGCACTACGGCTGTCATGTTGTCGGCGTCGATATCAGCAAGTCGATGCGCAGCATGGCGCACACCTATGTGCAGAGCGACCGGTTTATGTCTTGCTCAGCGGAAATATGTGACGCGCTGGCGCCGGACTTCGATGCTGCTATTGCGATTTGGACACTGCAGCATTGCCGCCGACCGATCGAGGACATCAATTTCATCTGGCGCAATCTCTCCGGCGATGGGCGACTGTTGGTGTTGAATGAACAGTTTCGCTATCTGCCGGTAGTCAATGGCCGCAGTTGCGATTGGGTTGATGACCATCAGGACGTCTGGGGCGAACTGCGCAGGCTGTTTCACCAACACTGGGATCAACCGTTCCCGTCTTCACAAGGTCGCCTGGCATTTTTCCAGCGGCACGATCAAGCAGAGGAGTGAAATGCTATGGCAAATATTGGTCTCTGGAGCCAGAAGAACATGCTGGATTGGGTATTGTGCAGCGCGACGCCAGTCAAGCCGCCCGGCACCTACGTCGCGCTGGCCCTGGGGGCGCCAACCTATCAGTCCATGTCGGAAGTAGGTGCTGGTTCTGGCTACAGCAGGATCGGCGCGGCCACGACCTGGTTCACCACTGCCACCACTGGCGGCGGGATCGGCACTTCCTGGAACGCCACGGCTGCCACGTTTGGCCCATTCTCTTCCTCGGGAGCGATCAGCGGGCTGACCGTGGTCGACAACGCCACCAGCGCGGCACCGAATATGCTCTGGTACGGCAACCTGGCAACGCCTCGCACCCCGCTCGCGGGCGACTCACTCGTCCTTGCATCGAGCGCTTTGGTGATCACCTTGACCTAATGGCGCTCTGCCCGGCGTGCCTGGAAGGGCAATGCAAGGGCGGCGGCAACAAGCTATGCCGCAAGCGCGATCGGCGTACTAGCCGCATTGCGGGCATCCTCGACCGTTTCGGCGGAACGCGGGTGGTGGTGACGCATCCCGACCAGCTCGCGGCACACGTCGGGCTAGGTGAATACGTCTGCCTGGTCCCAGGCAAGACTGTGCACGAGCCAATCGCCTGGGGTGACCATCCCTACGTCATCGCGCTCGGTGAGTTGGCTGTGGAGCACTGGGTCGACAAGAACGCCATGACCAACGATCCCGACAAGCAGGAGGCGATCCGCGCGTATCGGGCGCGCAAGACGTGGTACCGGCAAAAGTCGCTTGATACGACAAAGCTGGTGCTTGCCTGATGGCTGTCGTCTATCTCACCAGCGCCAGCACCGTTCCGTGGACGCGGCCGAGCGACTGGGCCGACGCTGGCCATACTGTTGAGCTGGTCGGCAGCGGCGGCAACTCCGGCGCGGCCTCAACCGGCACCAGCGGGCGCGGCGGTGGCGGCGGCGCGGGCGGTGCTTACACCAAGCTTACTTACGCCAGCGGCACCACCGCCAGCACGATCCAGTTCGACTGCAACGCCGGCAACTCCACGACCACGGCCAACCCCAGCACCGGCTCGACCTGCTGGCAATCGACCTCCACGACAAACTCGAACTACGCTGGCAGCGGCCAGGCCGGTAACACGACCACGGCTGGTTCCGCTGGTGCTGCAAACGGCCTCAATGGCACTCCCAGCCCGGTCACCTACAGCGGCACTGGCAACGCTGGCGGCGCTGGTGGCTCGGCCAATACCGGCGTCATCGGGGGTGGCAGTGGCGGCGGTGGCGCTGGTGGCCCCACAGCGCAGGCGGGCAGTGGCGGACCAGGTTCTGCCACTGCCGGGTTCGGCGGCGCTGGCGGTGGAGCTGCCAATAATCTCGTGAATGGTAGTGGCGTCGCCTCCGCAACTGGCACCGCGGGTGCCGCCGGCGTCGGTGCTACCAACGGCGCTGGTGTTGGTTCTTCCAGCGCGACGGCTCCGAACGGCTCGGCCGGGACCGGCGGCCACGGCGGCGGCGGCGGCGCGGGTTCGACCGCCACGACGGCCAGCATGGTCGGCTCGGGCTACGCGGGTGGCACACTCGGCAACGTCACCGACTGGATACAGACATCCGATAGCTCGCACGCCGGTGCTGGCGCGGGCGGCGGCGGTGGAGGTGGCTTCAGCGGCAACGTAACCGCAACCTCTGCTGGCGGCGCGGGCGGGCTCTACGGCGGTGGCGGCGGTGGGGCGGGCGGCACGCGTGGAACAAATTCCGGCGGCATCGGTACCGGCGCCGCGGGCCTGATCGTTGTTACCTACACGGCGGCGAGCGCGGGCACGCAGTGGCAGGGTACTGCGCTTCTTGCTGGTGCCGGTGCGCTGACTGCCAATGTAACCGGGGGCGCAGCTCCAGTAGCTCCAATTGATGCATGGGTCGCTGCCGTTGTCGCCAACGGTGGCAGCGTCGGTGCTATTTATAAGCAAATCGTCAGCGATCTAATTGATGGCCTCACGGCTGACGGTATTTGGTCGAAGCTTGATCGGCTTTGGTTATTTGCTGCTGACACTAAGATAGGTGCGCTGACCGACGTTGTGGCGGGGGCTTTGGCAGCAGAAGTTGGCGCGCCGGTATTTACGGCCTATAGCAGTTACGCCTGCCCGATGGATGGTAGTGCATATCTCACGACTGGTTACATCCCTAGCAGCAACGGAGTAAATTTTACCTTAAATGCCGGACATCTTGCCGGGTGGTTTTTAAATAATGTAGCATCAACTTCGCCGGCGAACGGTATCACCGGGGCTGGCGGAACTGAAATTTATCCTCTTTATACTGATGGCAATTGCTACCTGCGAGTCAACAATAGCAGTTCGGGCGGATTCGCCAATTCTAACAGCAGTGGATTCTTTATTGCCAATCGCAGCGGCGCTGCTGCGCTGCAGGGTTATCGCAATGGCGTTAGCCTTGGTTCCAATACATCATCTGCTTTCAATTTAGATACTGCTCAATTGATATGCTATACGTACACGCACGTGATGATTTCTATTGGTGGGTCGCTGACCGCGACAGACGCCAGCAACTTTTATAGTCGTCTATCAACTTACATTTCTAGTACGGCTTCGCCTGCATGGCCAGGCGCGGCGACTGCCGCTGGCATCGGTGCCCTAACTGTCAATGCCAGTTTACTCGCGCGGGCTGCTGCCGCATTAGCTGGCGCCGGGGCGCTAGCAGCACCTCAAGTAACGCAGCAGCTTGTCAGCAATGCCGGCTTCTCTGGTGCTGGCGTCCTTGCAGCTGGCGCGCAACGATACTCGCCGCTCGTTGCTCCGATCTGGTCAGCTGCAGGTGCGCTAAGTGTTGATCTGACCAGACAAGTCCCCGCGACGGCGTGGCAGGGGACCGCTGCCCTGTCCGGTGCGGGCACCCTTGCCGCGCCCGCGTTAGCGCAACTATTGCCCAGCGCGGCTAGTTTAATCGGCGCTGGGCAAGCCAGTTGGCCGACGGTCAATCCAATCAATCAATTGCTGGCTGCTCGGGCAACGCTGGCAGGCGCGGGCAGCCAGTCATCCGCGCTCAACATCCTGCTCGGTACCGCAGCAGTACTGAGCGGCGCGGGCACGGCCAGTTGGCCGACCACTGATCCGATCGATCAGTTGTTGGTTACTTCCAGCGCGCTGGTCGGCAGTGGCGTGCTGGTCGGTGACGTAGCTCGCCTAGCCGGTGCCGGTACTGCTTGGCAGGGCACGGCTCTATGGGCTGGTGCATCCGCACTCGCAGCGCAAGCGAGTGTCGGACTCGCCGCGACGGCAGCACTTGCCGGCGCTGGCACGCTTTCAGTTGTTGCTCCGTCCCTGCAGCTAGCGAGCAGCGCAACACTTGCCGGTGCTGGCACCTCGGCATCGAGCCTGCTGACGCTGCGGCCTGTCACCTCCGCGTTTGCTGGTGTCGCCAGCCTAGTCGCCGCCGCCAACCAGTTGATCGCGGACAATGCCGCGTTTGCTGGCTCCGCTGCGTTGACGGCCACTGCCGTTCAGCGACAACCACTCGTCGCGGCATGGGCTGGCGCGGGCACCTTCGCGGCCTCTCTCCCGCAGCAGTGGCTTGCGGGGGCGGCCAACTTCTTCGGCATTGGCGCGCTCCAGGCCAATCTGCCGGTGCAGCGCGGTGCGAGCGCCGCGCTCTCTGGCGCCGGCAACCTCGTTATCAGTCCGCAGCAGTGGCTCGCGACCTCTGCGGCGCTATTCTCGGCTAACGGTCAACTCAGTCTGGCCGAAACGCAGCGGCAAGTCATCGCCGCTCAGACTGCAGGCGTCGGCAATCTCGGCGTTGAACTCCGCATTCTCGGTGCCGTGAACCTCTGGAGCGGTGAGGCTCTGTGGCCCGGCGCTGGCGCGCTGAGCGTAACCGAGATCATGCGGTTGGCGTCCGCCGCGAACCTCGCGGGCGCTGGCCAACTCATTGGCGGTCTCCAAGCTAGACTCCCTACCAGCATCCTATTGGCCGGCGTTGGCCAACTCTCAGCCGCGCTGCCGCAGTTGATCGGCAGCACTGCCAGCTTCACTGCTGCTGGCGCGCTATCCAGCCGCGAGAATATGTGGTTGCAGGTAGCGACCGCGTTTAGTGGCGCTAGCAGCTTCAACGTCGATCTGGTCAAGCTCGCCGTTAATATTCTGCAGGGCAGCGCGGCGCTGGTCGGTACTGGCAATCTCACGACGGTCTTGCAGGCGCAGTTACCCGCCTCGGCCGCCATGGCAGGCACGAGCGCGCTGACAGCGCAGACAGCGCAGCGGCTACCCATCCCCGCCACGCTCTTCGGCGCGGGCGCGCTCACAGCTCCTCGCATGACCCTCAGCGGGTCATTGGCTTCGGCCGCGACTGGCGCGGGTCAGCTTGCGGCTGATCTGGGTGCGTTCACGCCCGGCGTTGCTCAAGGCTCTGCGCTATTCACAGGCGCTGGGTTGCTGGCCGCCGCCGCGAACCAGTCCATGGCCACCAGTTTGCTGCTGGCAGGCAATGCAACGCTGACCGTTCCTGCCTCCCTCAGAATGAGCGCCGGCTCGTTGTGGGTTGGGACCGGCGTGCTGACCGCGGATCTCGGTCGCCTGGGTCAGGCTGCGGGAATTTCCGCCGCGTTCGCTAGTGTTGGTGGCCTCAGTGTTGTTGCCAGCGTGGAGTTGCCACTCCGCGCGAGCTTCGGTGCGGCAGGTACGCTGATCGCCGTCGCCCGCCAAATGGCGGCGCTCGCCCCGCAGCCATTGCAGGGCGCTGGTGCGATAAACGCGCATGCCACCAACCTGATGGCGCTGCAAACGCTGCTCGGTGGCGCCAGCATACTGCAAGCCGGAACTACGGCCTTCCAGCAAGTCGTCGCGGCGCTGGCGGGTGATGCCCGGTTCGCCGGCATCTTGGCGCAACGAACGCTGCTCGGTGCGACTGCGTTCGCTGGCGCCGGCAGCTTGTTCGCCAACATGCCCTTGCGCAGCGTGCGGCTGGTTTCCTGCGCGCCAGTGTTGGGACAACGGCAACTCGTTCCAACATTGAGCGGGCACAGCGCAACCGGAGCACGGCTAGTGGGTGAGCGCAGCCAGGGTACCAGTATGGGCGGGCTCAACCGTGTCGCGCTGCGCGGAGAAGCCGGACACAGCGCAGCTATCGGCGCGCAAACTCCATTCGAAAAGTTAGGGGCATAGGTAACAAATGGCGGTCCCGCATCACGTCGATATCGAACTGGTTCCCGGCGATGATTGGCTGATACCTGGTTTGTTGACGGACATCACCGGCGCGCCTCTGGATCTGACCGCCGCAACGCTGGAATGGATGTTGCTCGATCCCGACGGCAATCAAGTCACGACCGACGCAACGATCACCACCGTGAGCCCATCGACTAGCGGTCAGATCAATATCCTGGTGCCCAACTCGGTCACCGTTGATCTCAATCCAGGTCGATATTCCGATGCGTTGCGCGTGACCATAAGCGACATGATCGCGACGACATGGGTTGGCTTCGTTCTGGTTGATGCGAATGCATTCGCGCCGCCACCACCGCCGCCACCTCCACCAACTTCTTCTTATGAAGATGCGTTGGTTGTCGTGCCGCAGTGGTGGTGGACGGTGCCAAACGGAAGCCAGCCCTACTACCCCTATTACGGGGGATGGTGGTGATGTCGCTCTGGCCGCACGACGACACCCACAGTCTGATCGCGTTTTACGGGCAGCCGGGAAAGGTTGAGCTTGGTCACGTCATTGTGCCCTGGCACATGGTGTTCTCGTGGGACACACATCACGTGGTGCCGCGCTTTGCCATGCACGTGAAATGCATCGAGCCGATGCACCGCATCCTCAACAACATCTGGCAGCACTACAAACAATCGCAGGACGCGATCGAAGACATTGGCATGCATCTCTGGGGCGGTGCCTATAACCCGCGCACGGTACGCGGCTCGTCGCGCTGGTCCGTGCACGCGTTTGGCGCCGCCGTCGATTTTGATCCTGACGCCAACGAAATGAATTCGCGGCCAAGCAATCCGCACAATATGGCCCAACCGGTGATCGATGCCTTCAAGGCTGAAGGCGCGTTCTGGGGCGGTGACTTTCGCATCCGGCACGACCCGATGCATTTCCAGTTTGCGCACGAATGAGGTCTCATGCAAGCCAACTATGACAAGTTTATTCGCCGCGTGATCTCGATGTACGAGGGCGGCTATGGGTGGGATGCCGGCGATCCCGGCGGGCCGACCAAAGCCGGTATTACCTGCTACGACCTCGCGCAACACATGGGGCGGAAGATGCAGTCGATGGCCGCCTGGGCGCCGATCGTGCGCGCCATGTCGCTGCAGACGGCCGAAGAGATTTATGCCCAGAAGTACGCAAAGAAGGATCGCTTCAACGAGTTGGAGGCGGGCAGCGATTGCGTCATCCTCGACTACGGGATCAATAGTGGCGTGCTGCGGCCGGTGTGGATCGCACAAAAGATCACCGGTCGGCCGCGCTCCAACAACTTCGACGACGGCCTCGTTAGAGCGATCAACGACTACTCGGCGCCACGCTTCGTCGACCGTATGTGCGATGAGCGCATGACGTTCTTGCGGGGGCTCGCCATCTGGCCACGCTTCCGTGGCGGCTGGTCAACCCGCGTCGCTGACTTGCGGCGCTACTGTCACAACATTGCCAATGACCAGCCGGTGTCGCCTGCGCATGACACCATCTCTGATCACGTCCCGACCGTGAAGACGGCGCAGCGCGAATACAATCAACTCTATCACCTGCATCTCGATGTTGACGGATTCGAGGGGCCCGAGACTAAAGCCGTTACCCGTCGCTTTCAACAAGAGTACGAACTCGAGGTCGACGGCATCATCGGCGAGCACACGATGGCCAAGCTGGCGGAAGTCGTGCCGCCGGTGCCGGGCGTGCTGACGCTGTTCGAGGCCGAGGAGCCGGAAACCATGGCCAAGGGTGTCGAAAACATCAGCGACATTCATTTGGAGTACGAACATTGATCCACTATTTCGGCAAGAAGCCGGCGCGCCCTGGCGCCATCAGGTTCATGGCGATGAACTATGTGGATCTGGCCCGGCTACCGACGCCGCCGATCGTGTTCGGGCACGTCAACAACGCGTGGCCGTTCGGCGAACTCGGGAATGATGCATGCGGGGATTGTGTTTGGGCCGGGGCTGCGCACGAGACGCAAATTTTCCGCGCGGCGACGCGCAAGCCATGGCCGCGCTTCACCGAAGACAGCGTCGTCAAGGTCTATAGTCAGGAAACCGGGTATATTCCCGGCGTGCCATCGACCGACGATGGCACCGACATGCAGGCAGCTGCGGAGTTTCGTCGCGTCACCGGCATGCCCGATGCAGACGGCGCGCTGCATTTCATCAAGGCCTACGCCACCATTCCCATCACCAACGACCAGCACATGCTCGATCTGATCGTCAAACTGACCTTTGCCTTTGGCTTGGTCGGCTGCGGCTTTCGCATGCAGCAAGTGCAGGGGACGCAGTTCGATGAGAAACAGCCGTGGGGCTTGGTGCGTGGATCGCCGATTGTCGGGGGCCATTATGTGCCCGTTGTCGGTCGGAACTCGCGCGGCAATATGGTCGGTATCAGCTGGGGGCGCACCACCGCCATCACCCCGGTGTTCATGATGGAACAGTTGGACGAGGTCATCATCTATTTATCACGGGAGTATCTGACGGCCGGAGGTCAAACCCCGGAACTCTTGGCGGAAACGCAACTTGATACCGACTTAGCTGCACTATCCATCCCATCACATGCATAGGAGTACTAGCATGCTGTCCTACCTCAAGGGGACCGCCGCTGCTATCGCGCTGGCCGCACTGGTCGCGTGTTCGCAGAACGGCCAAGCGCCCGACGCCACTCTCACGCTGGAGCAGATCCAGAACTCCATCAAGACCACCTGCAACTATGTGCCGACTATCGAGAGCATCGCGTCGCTCGCGGCGACAATCACCAGCACGATCAATCCAGCTGCGGGCGCTGCCGCCACGGTCGGTGTTGCGGTCGGCTCGGCGCTGGTCGCCGATGTCTGCAAGGCCGTGACCGCGCAGCAGGCGATGCTGAAAAGCTCAACCAAGCCCGGCGAACCGCTGAAAGAGCGGACTCTCGACGTCACCGTCAACGGAGTTCAGGTGCACGGCACCTTGGTCCCGGAGAGCAAGACATGAGCACCAATATCCAGGCTTTGTCCGATTACATCCCGGCCGCGTGGCGTGCCTACCAACACCTCGGCGAGATCCGCGACCTGCAGGCGCGGGCGCTGCCGCACATTCAGTCGCTGATGGCGATGATGCCCCAGGCACAAGCGCTTTACGCGACCATCTTCCCGGAAGCTCAGCAGTCGCAGCAGCACCCGCCAGCGATGACTGGCGTCTCCGTCAAACAACTCCAAGAGATGCTTAACCACTATGGCGCCAACGTGAAGGCCGACGGCATTTATGGTGACCGTACCCACAAAGCGGTGGAGGCCTATCAGCGCGGACATGGTCTGACCGTGGACGGCTGGGCCGGATCGGAGACGCTGGATCATCTGTTTGGCAAGGTGGCGGCCGATGCCCATGCGCATGCCATGACGGCGCCAGCGTCGGGCACGCCCAGTGCGGAAGCGGCACAGCATGGGGCCAAGACGTGAAACTCAGCCAGGACCAGCTCTACTCATTCGTGCGCTGGCTGGTCACTGGCCTGTGTGGCTGGCTGCTGACCAAGGGCTGGATTCAGGACGAGTGGGTGCCCGGCATCATTGGCGTCGCCCTGGCTCTCGCTTCCCTGGGTTGGTCGATGTGGACACACACACCGGCGCAGCAGTTGCAGGCGGTGAAGCGCCTCAGCCCCGGCATCAAGATGGAAGTCCCGGAGCAGGTCCTCGACGAGTACCCCTCGATCAAGCAACTAGCCAACGCCAATCCGGCGTTCATGCACGTAGTGGGGCGCGACCAATGGAAAAGTGGTGGCTGACGCGAATGGCAACGGGCGTACAGTACGCCTCCCCAACCTTAGCACGCTCAGCATTATCATCGCGTTGCTGGTGCAGCTTGGGGGTGTGATCGTTTGGGCGACCAACGAGCACAATGCGCGCGTCACTTTACAACAACAAGTTGATGTGCGCATTCGAGAGGCCGATGGTCGCCTCGCACAATTGGACGCGCGGCTAGCTCGGCTTGATGAGTTTGTGCGTACTCTTAACGACAAGCAGAACGTGGTCAATACCGCAAATGCCGCTCGGGACGAGAGTTTAGACGGGCACCTGAAACGTGAAGATGATCGCGTAGATCGCGTGGTCCAAGCGCTGGACCAGACCTACCACTTGTTGCAGGAACACCTGCGCGACCAGAAGCTGCACCGCCAACCATAAACAGGTCGATCATTGACACCATATGCCGCCTGCTTCTTTGGCGCTGGACCGACCGGCATCTGGGCGTGGGGTGGCGCCATCACGTCGGCCGGAGTCTGGCGCACTGCCAATAAATTGCGCGCCCTCGGCATTGAGGCCGAGTGTTTCAACTACGATCAAACCTACCTCGCGGAAGCGCGACTGACGACCGCGCGCACTGCGCACCGGCCGGTCGGCGCGCTGGCCTATTCGTTGGGCAATACCGCGGCACTGTGGCTGCAGCAATACGCGCCGTTCGATCTGCTGTTCTCGATCGCCGACTCGCAACTGGGGCGCAATACCCCGATCAATCACAAGAACACCAAACGGTCAGTGCTGTGGCGCGGGCCCGGTGCGCTCAGTAGTGCCGGCGCCAATCTCGGCTATGACGTGGTACACGACAGCAACAAAGTACATTTGTTGATGGACTTCGCGCCCGAGGTTTGGCAGGACGCGCTGGCCGAGTTTAGCAAGCTGATTGTTTGACACCGGAGGTTGTTTCCATTGAAAACAACTCACCGCGCCTGTTCATCGCGGCCCAGATCAGTGCAGCGCGCGCGTCGCTACAGTGCATCATGAACCGGTAGGGGTCGTCGCGAAACGATGGCCACCAATCTGGATCGCCGACCTCATCGCTGTCGAGCGATCGCAAAATGCGTAACCCGTTGAGAATATCGCCGACCTCATCGCTGTCGAGCGAATATAAAATGCGTAACCCGTTGAGAAACTCGGCCTGCGTCATTCGCTTGTTCCTTCCTCTCATTGCTTCGGTGGGTGGCACACCTGCGTGTCCTGCGGGAACCGACGGCAATGCTCCTCGCCCTGGCGGATGATGGCCTCGCGCTCTTGCTCCATCGACATCTGGGGCGGCGGGGCTGGCGGCGCCTGATAGCGCGGTCGCAGCGCATTGCGGATAGCTCGATCGGCGAGCGCCCCAAGGGCTGGCGGCAGCCCAGGAGCCAACAGTACCGGTGGCCCAGGACGCCCCTCAGGCGGGACATCGAAGCTGGGCTGGTGGTGCAGCGCCGCCGAGTAGTCATTTGGCAGCGCGCAATACGGATCAAAGCCCGGGTCGGGACAAAAGAAATAGT